TTACCCTCATCAACACTGAGGGCGATGTCGTCGGCGGAACCTATCGGTTCAAGGCTGACGAGGTGTCCTACATGGGCACCATTCACAGCACGCCTGCCGGCACGCCCGTTGTACGGGCCGATGGCGCAATCAAAGCGCGACTCCTGCCCGCAGGGTTCCTCAAGGTCACAACGGCCGCTGTAGACCGTTTTATGACCGCCTACCCGGATCTGTGCTACGGCGAGAAATACCGCATGAGCGTGGATCTGTTCAACCACGGCGCACACAAGGGCGTGTGGTGGGGCGAGGATTACGCTTTCTGCCGGCGCTGGGAAGAATGCGGCGGCGATGCCTGGCTTGCGCCGGATCTGCAGCTTGACCACCACAGCGCGGACAAGTCGTACCCGGGCAACTTTCACACGTATTTGCGCCAGCAACCTGGAGGCGACCTGTGCCCCTGATCTACCTTGAGCATCCCCGCCACGGCCAGAAAATCGCCACGATGGAGGCCGAGGCAGAATACGACGAACAAAACGGTTGGCAGCGGTATACTCCGGGTGAGCCCGACGAGCCCGGGGATGACGCCGTTGTCCCCATGAACCACATGCTCGGAAGGCGCCGTCGCAAGGAGCCCGAGCATGTCCACGACAGCCGGTGACCAAATCTATGCCGCGCTGCGGCTGATCGGCCAACTGGCCGAGGGCGAAACCCCATCGGCCGAAACAGCGCAGGACGCGCTGACGGCACTGAACCAAATGCTCGATTCGTGGAGCATCGAGCGCCTGTCGGTGTTTTCCACGCAGGACCAGGTGTTCAACTGGCCGGCAAACGTCTACGAACGCACGCTCGGCCCCAGCGGGGACTTTGTTGGCAATCGCCCGGTACAGCTGGACGATTCCTGCTACTTCCGCGACCCAACGACGGGCATCAGCTACGGCCTGATGTTCATCAACCAGCAGCAGTACAACGGCATTGCGCTGAAGACCGTCACGTCCACCTACCCGCAGAGCATGTGGGTGAACATGACGATGCCGGATATCACCATGACGGTGTACCCGGTGCCCACGCGGGAACTGGAGTTCCACCTCGTTTCGGTACAGGAATTGTCGCAGCCCGCCACGCTGAACACAGTGCTGGTGTTTCCGCCTGGCTACCTGCGGTGTTTCAAGTACAACCTGGCCATTGAGATTGCCAACGAGTTCGGCGTTGAGCCGCCGCCGACGGTGCAGCGCATTGCGATGGCGTCCAAGCGCGATCTGAAGCGGATCAACTTCGCTGACGACATTATGAGCCTGCCGTACAACCTGATCAACCGCCGTCAGCAGCGGTTCAACATCTACGCCGGCACGCCGTGAAGACGCCTATCCTTGGTGGGGCCTACGTCGCCCGCAGCCTCAACGCTGCGGCGAACCGCATGGTCAACCTGTATCCAGAGGTTGTGCCGGAAGGGGGCAAGGAAGCGGCGTTTCTGCAGCGGTGCCCGGGCTCGCGGCTTCTATGCACTGTAGGCAGCGGTCCTATCCGAGGACTGTGGAAGTTCAAGGACAATTTGTACATTGCTTCTGGCGGCGGCTTGTACAAGTCCGATTCCTCGTTCAACGTAACGTACATCGGCGCGATTACCGGCAGCGGATCTGTGAGCATGGCCGACAACGGCGTGCAACTGTTCGTAGCGTGCAACCCGGACGCCTTTATTTACAACGCCAGCACGGGCGTGTTTGCTCAGGTCACGGATCCTGACTTTCCGGGCGCCGTCACTGTCGGCTATCTGGACAGCTACTTCGTTTTCAACGAGCCCAACAGCCAGCGCGTGTGGGTGACTTCGTTGCTTGACGGCACAACAATTGACCCGCTGGACTTTGCCAGCGCTGAGGGCAACCCCGACAACATCGTGTCGCTGATGGTTGACCACCGCGAGGTGTGGCTGTTTGGAAACAACACTGTCGAGGTTTGGTACAACGCCGGCCTAGCCGACTTCCCGTTGGCGCGCATTGAAGGCGCGTTCATGGAAACCGGCTGCCTTGCGCCGTACAGCGTGGCCAAGCTGGACAACAGCGTGTTTTGGCTGGGCTCCGACGCCCGCGGCAACGGCATTGTGTACCGCAACCAGGGCTACAACGCTCAGCGCGTCAGCACGCACGCCATTGAGTGGCAGATTCAGCAGTATGCACTGATTGATGACGCTATAGCTTTCACGTACCAGCAGGACGGCCACTCGTTCTACGTTCTGACGTTCCCTGCCGCAAACGCCACATGGGTGTTTGATGTTGCTACTGGCGCATGGCATGAGCGGGCGTTCTGGGAAAACGGTCGGTTCGTCAAACACAGGGCTGGTTGCCAGGCAAATTTCGCCAATCAGATCGTTCTTGGCGACAACGAAGGCAACTACCTTTTTGTGTTTGACTTAGAGTCTTACAAGGACTTTACGTCTGAACAGCGTTGGCTTAGATCGTGGCGGGCACTTCCCACTGGGCAGAACAATCTGAAGCGAACGGCCCATCATGCCCTGCAACTCGACTGTGAGACGGGAAGCATCAACGAGCAGAACATCTACGTCATCAACAGAACGGCGCTGGTCACCGGAATAACTCGCGCGCGCAGCAACATTGAGCCAGAAAGGACGCTGTTTAACACTGTCCACAACGGCAGAAAACTTGGCGACCTCAACAATGACGGCGTAATTGACTTTGAGGACATCTCTATTGCGATGGACTATGAGTTCAACGCTCCGCCAAACCCTGTTCCTCCAACGTACCCAGAACCCTTGTGGCGGGATTACGTCGCGTACATAGAGAACGTCATGTTGTATTACATGACGGCAAACTTCCAGTTTTACTCACAGTATCTGACGCAGACATCCTACGATGCATCGGTGATGCTGCGTTGGTCTGACGACGGCGGTCACACCTGGAGCAACGAGCATTGGGTAAACACCGGGAAAATTGGTGAGTACGGCCGGCGAGCCATTTGGCGCCGGCTGGGCATGACCACGAAGCTGCGGGATCGGGTGTACGAAGTCAGCGGCACCGACCCGGTGAAGATTGCCATCATGGGTGCGGAGCTTTCCGTCACCCCGACGAGCGCCTGACGTGCAGCTTGCGCCGCGTGTACCGGCTCAGCGCGACCCGCTGGTGGATCAGGGGGCGTTGACTACTCGCGCGTGGTTTCGGTTCTTCCAACTGCTGCAGAACGCAACGGAAAACGCCGCACTGACGCAGTACACCATCGTCCAGAACACGACGGGCTCAACGATTCCCAAGGGCGCTGTTGTCGGCTTCGTGGGCGTTGGGTCAAACAACGTGCTGTCCGTTGCTCCGTACTTGGCTGACGGCTCATCGCCGTCGCTGTACATCTTGGGCGTGATGGCCGAGGAACTGCCTGACAGTGGCGCCACGGGCCTGTGCTGCGTGTGGGGCAACGTCACCCAGATTGACACCAGCATGTTCTTCGCGGGCGACATTTTGTACGCCAGCCCAACGGTTGCCGGCGGGCTGACAGCAACCAAGCCCACGGCACCTAACAATGTCATTCCCGTGGCCGCGGTGTTGATAGCTAACGCTACCAACGGCGACATCTTTGTGCGGCCCACCATTGAGCAGCAGAAGTACTACGGCGAGTTCACGCGCACGACCGACCTGACGGCAGCGGTGATCAACACGGCATACGCCATCCCGTTGGACACCACGGAGATTGCCGAGGGCGTGACGCTGGAGGGCTCGCCGCTGACGCGCCTCAAGGTGCCTCAGTCGGGCCTGTACCAGTTCACGGTGCGGTATCAGTTCACCTCGACCAACTCGTCGTCCAAGAACGCCAGGGTGTGGTTCCGCCGGAACGGGACGACCGACTACGCCAACAGCACAGCCATTTCATCGCTGGACAGCAACGGTGGGTTTGCGACAATCACCGTGTCGGAGTTTTTCTCCTTGCAGGCCAACGAGTACCTTGAGCTCATGTGGGCCGTCTCAAACACCGCTGTATCGCTCACCGCCGCTGCGGCCACGGCTTATGCGCCCGCCTCGGCCGCCGTGATCGTCACCGTCACTCAGATTCAACAGTGAGGCCCTGATGGCATTCTCTCTCTCGCAATACGCAGGCGCCGGTGCTCAGTTTTTTGACAACAACGGCAACCCTCTGGCGGGGGGCAAAATTTACACGTACGTCGCCGGAACAACCACGCCGGCAACAACTTACGCAAGCAGCACCGGCACGGCCAACGCCAACCCCATCGTCCTTGACAGTGCCGGCAGGACGCCCGCGCAGATTTGGCTTACGTCCGGCAGTTCGTACAAGTTTGTCTTGAAGACGTCAACCGACTCGACGATCAAGACAGACGACAACATCCCTGCGTCGTATCAGCTTGACTACGATGTTGGTGTTGACGTTGGCAAAGGCGCTGAGAGCTTGGCCACGAACATTGCGGTAGGTAATACAGCGCTGATCAACATTAATTCTGGCGGCGCTGTAGACAACACTGCGGTTGGTTACGATGCGGCTTTTGGCGTTAACAGCAGTTCAAACAACACCGCAGTTGGCGCGTCTTCTTTGTACAGCGGCAGCGGGGCCGGCTACAGCACGGCGATTGGCAGTCAAGCCATGTACGCCGGCTCGGGTGCGTACGGAACTGCCGTAGGCTACCGCGCGATGTATTACGACGCCAGCACGTATAACGTCGCAGTTGGCTATGACGCGCTGTTTGCCAATGTCAGCGGAACTGACAATACGGCCATCGGAGCATCGGCTCTAGACGCCTACACCGGCAGCGATGCCGTAGCCGTAGGCCGCTCGGCGCTCGGCGCAAACACCACCGGCACCGGGAACACGGCTGTCGGCAAAGATGCCGGCCTGTTGATTGTCACCGGCGCGTACAACGCGGCTCTGGGATGGAAGGCACTTGACGCCGCCACGACCAGCAACAACACCGCCATCGGGGCTTCGGCACTCGGCGCCCTGACCTCTGGCGCCAACAACACCGCCGTCGGCATGCAGGCCGGCGACTCGCTCACCACCGGCAGCAACAACACCGTGATCGGCTACGACGCCGACGTTTCGGCAGTCGGTGTCAGCAACGAAGTCACCATCGGCAACAGCAGCGTAACGTCGTTTCGCATACCTGGCCTAACGCTGACGTTCAGCGTGAAGTACTTCAACCACGGCACGCTGACCGTGGCTACACTGCCGGCAGCGGCTACCGCCGGGGCGGGTGCGCGGGCCTTCGTCACCGATGCCAACGCGACGACGTTTGCGTCTATCGTAGCCGCAGGCGGGGCGAACGGAGTCCCCGTGTACAGCGACGGCACCAACTGGCGGATTGGGTGAGGTGAATCATGGCAAACGTGTCGTCTGAATACTGGGCTTACAACGATCCTCGCTGGAGCCCAGAAGACAACATCGGCAAGTATTCTGGGCCGTGGGAGCAGGTGTTGAAGGCAATGGGCTTCCAAGGGGGGCCGATTGATCCGATCACTGCTTCTATGACTAACGATAGAAGCGGTGTTTACAAAGCCATTGGCGACGACGAAAACGGTTATCAACTCGCGTATTCGCCCGAAGCAAAAGCCGCGATTGACAATTTGCGAGCGTCGGGCTACGACCTTCGCTGGAAGCACCCGGACAAGCGCACCTTCAATACCTACTGGGGTTTTGTAACGCCAGATGGCGTGCAGGACATCAAGATTGAAGGCTCCGATCTCGGCGACATGATCATGCCGCTGATCAAGACTTGGGGCGCCGGCCTCGGGTTGGCCGGTCTTGGCGCGGGCATCAATTCGCTGTTGGGCGGCGCTGGGGCTGGTGCGGGTGCGGGCGCAGGTGCTATAAATGCATTGACACCTGCCGCGATTGAGGCCGGTCTTGGCACCGCAGGGTATGGTGTTAATGCGTCTGCCCTAGCATCGGGGGCGTTTAATCCTGCAATCGTTGGGGCCGGAGCGGCGTTGCCTTTTGAGTCAATCGGCGGCGGAGTGTTGTCGGC